TAGTTTACCCAACCTTCTACTTTCCTAACTTTAATTTTAAAGTCAGCACCTTCCCAAAAATCATAAGGATTTATAGGTGTTTCATCTTCAAAAGCAGGTTGCATAGCTTCCATGATTTTGTCGAAGATTTTTTTACCAAATGTATATAATTTGACCTGTCCTTCGTTTTGTGGGTTGGCAGGGTCAGAAACAATCAGGACATTACTTACATAATGTAACCTTCTTTTTCTATCCCTTGCGATTTGTTTATCTTCTTCTCTGCCAGAATTCCAAAGTAAACCATTTGATTCACTTACTGGGTCATTTTGACCGATAGAAGTTAAACTGTTTTCTATATACCATAGACCAGTAGGGCCTTTAAATCCGTGGTCCCAATACCTTACCCAAGGCAAATCTTCACCTTCGGGGGCTGGTAAGAACCTGATAACGGCATAACCGTTCCCTGCTTTATCTCTGGTTGGTTTCCAGATCCTGTCATCTTCATAAGATGTAGTCTCTGTTTTAGTGGACACTGCTTCCGCAGCCTTTACCAGTTTGTCGATAGACGAGCCTGATGCACTCTTTAAATTTGCAAATGACATTATATTTCTCCGTATTGCATTATATTTACTGAATTATCCACTTTATACATAATATATACCTATTATTATAACACATTTTCATGCGTTTGTAAACCCCTTTTTACAAATATTTACACATTTGTCTTTATCAAAGTTTACGAAGGGTTTGTACTTTTGAATCTTTCTTTTTATATCTGGCCATATTAATGTATCAGATATTGTCTTAGACTCTCTGGCAATAAACCCTAATATGGAATCAAGAATAACAATAGTTTCCAATTGTATTTCTTCTTGTAACCATAATTGGATAATTAATGGCTGTTGACCGTTATCTGAAATAAACAGATTATCAAAATCAACCTCATTAATTTCTCCTAATTTATTTATATCATCTTGAAACACACGAGTAATTGATTGTGCTACTTTCTGATGATTTCTGTAATTCGTTTCTCCTACTTCGTTAACCATATCACCTACATATGAAACGCCTTCTTTGAAGTTGGCAACATAATATGTAAGTGCATCTTTGCCATAATTTTTTCCAATCTTTGCAAAGAAATATTTATCTCTACGATTAAAGAATGATTGTGGCTTTACTTTTGTTTTAAAGTTATATTTAAATACATCATAATTATCAGTTTCAAAATGTAACTTTAAAGCATTATATAATTTATAAGATTCAAATGGGTCCATCATATAGAATACAGTGTATAGTAAATTGTTATTTCCTCTCCAGCGTTTATAGGTTTAATTGTATATAGTTCTCTACAATCTCCATATTCGCCTCCATGATAGTTTAAATAAATAAAAGCATTTGGATATTCAGAGTGATTAACAAATCCACCTAGTGGCGTTCTAATCCAATCATGTCTAGATGATTCATATATATGAGTTTCTCCTAAACATACTCCAGCTCTTAATTCGTCAGTTGCATATAAACCTAAACCATCAATAGGGCTTTCTTTAATAGTCAGACCAAATGGTAATGGTCTATATGTTTCTGTCATATTGGTAACTTATTATCTTTATTGTTACGAATTAAATTTAAATTTTTGGCTTCTTCTTCTATTTTAGCTTTTAAGGAAGGAGTTAAAAGCCTTTTTAAATTAGAATAATTTAATCCTCTTTCCTCTATTATTGCACAGGCAGCATCAATATAACTTATTCCATTACCACTTGACGCAACTAGCTTTTCGACCGCAAGAGAAAATCTCTTCTTGGTCATTATTTTACCTTCAATCTCTATTTCCATCATGCAACAAAATCATCTCCCTCGTCCCAGGCACAACCAGTGAGGCCGCCAGCCTGTAACGCTTTTAAAGTCCTTAATACTTCTTGGGCACTTCTACCAGTATCCAGAGCATTAATTGAAGCATGTTGAACAATTCTATCTTTATCAAATATGAATGTTGCTCTATAGCACACGCCTTCTTCTTCATTTACTATACCTAGTGCATGTGATAACCCTAATCCACAATCAGCTGCAAGTGTATGTTTGATATTACCAATCAATTCATTTTCTTGCTTCCATGCTAATTTGCAAAATTCATTATCACCACTAATACCAATAACATTGGCATGACCTACCAATTTATCCATTCCAGCAATTTCTGTTGGACAGATAAAGGTAAAATCTTTTGGATAGAAGTAAACTACAGACCAATCTAATTTCATTGGTGTGTAACCATCTTCAACCCCTACTCTCACAAATTCATTATTTTCATTTATACCCTGCAGTGAGAATGCAGGAAATTTTTGTCCTACTGATAACATTATAATACCCTCAATAATATACAGTCCTTATTAATACGGCCTGTCGGTTTGGTTATTTTAGTAGTAATGCCACTCCATAATTTATCAATCTGCTTTTCTGTTCTTGATAATATATCTGGTAACATTACATCTGGTTTTCTCAGTATCGCAGTGCGACTTGAGTCATCAAAGTTTTTAATCGATGTGCCTGATATTTCAAAGCCGTGGGTAGAATCACATGAGTATTCTGCCAATCTTTTCTGCTTTAAGTTATAAACATATAATTTATGTTTACCTGGTATCATCACTGGATTAATAGAAGCAAGTTTGGCATCTATATTTTCTTGGCAATATTGTAGCCTTGCAACTTGCTTATCTGATGTTTTTGGTTTCTTGGCTCGAGGCACCCTTGCCGCCTTGAACGAAGTTCTTAGTTTCTCTAAATCGGAAAAGACTTCTTCGTATTGTTTCATCATCTTTCTTTTATCTGCCTTTCCAATGTGTGAATATGCCTCTACGGCTTGGTCACAGCTTCTATTGTATGCGTCTTTTATAACATTATAGTCATATAATAACATATCCTTAAAAATATTAATTGCGTTACCCTTCAAGCCATGCCCTTTAAATCTATTATAACATGAAAACTTTTTAGTAAAATCACCTTCGAACCATGCATCTACTATTTCTTCGTCCCATTCTGCAAAGACAGTATCCAATACTTTCATCTTTGTTCTTTCGGCAATAGAAATAACCTGTTTCTTGGGTTTGTTCTCATCTTTTTCAGCTTTAATTAATTCGCCTTCTTTAAGTAAATCTTGCATTAAAGCATGCTTTTCTTCTATAACTTCACTATCATATATCCAACCAGCTTCTTGCATATCAACAAAGCTTCCTAAGGGAATATTAATTTTATAATCTTGTACTCTTTTAAAAGCAGTAGCTTCTTTTTGAGTCCAACCTAAAACATCAATACCATATTGTGCAATCTTAATAATTGATTTCTTTTTATCTCTAAAGTAATAATACCAATGGCTACCCTTTATCCATTCTGTTGTTTTTTTATCAGCAGGTATTGCTGCAAATTCCTCTGGAGTCCAAGTTGGTTTTGGACCCATCATCTTTTGGTCCAGACTTGGACCGTGTCTAGCTTTCTTTCTTGCCACTATGTATTATCTCCTTCATTATAGGATACTACTCCTTGTTTATCAAATTTACCGGGACCCTTTTCTTTATACTTAAAAAGGGGCAGTAACATACCACTTAAAATTATACCTATTCCAGATAGAACAAGTAACCATCTAATTATTTCTAATAATATATCTATCATCTTTCAATCCTTAAAGCGACCGAGGGGCGACCTGATGATAAGGAGTTGTGATATGGCCACCCCTCAGTCTAAACTTTATATTTTTTTAATACCAAACACATAGTTCTCTGCAGCGTTTTCTGCATACTCCTCACTATGATTTGGAAATAATTCTCTCTGTTGAAATTTATTATCTTCAAACATATCTATGCCGTAGCTTTTTTCTTTCTTGTCATAGAATGTTTCTGCTGTTAAATTACCTTTAGTATATGTAGATAAATAATTCACTTTTTCTCCCATGGTAAAGGTATAGTTTTACCTCTCCTTATTTCTTCGTTAACATGACAAGACATGTAAGCAAATAAACCTGAAACTATTACTAATATTATTCCTAAAAAAGTTTCCATTATCTTCTCATTCTTGCAATATCTTTTGCATGTTGTAAATCATCTTCAAATATAGGAACAGCATTTGATTTGTGCATCGTTGCAATACCTACAAGTTTTCTTTCACCTGTATATTGCAAAGGTTCTTTCTTTGCTGTAATATCTGATTTCATCTGAGAAAGACGAGCCAAGAATTCCTCTTTTTGCTTTTCTCTCTCTGCTGCTGCCTCCATTGCCCTTTGTGTTTTAATAGGGTCAATCTTCATCGGCTTAAATTCTGCTCTTTTTTTTCTGACTGGATTTGCAGCATGATTTTTTCTTCTCTTTCCAGTTGGTCCATATCTCAATGAACCCATGTATATATTTGTCATTCCCATAATAAGTATATTATAACACAATTATTCATCATTGTAAAGTGTTTTTTCAAGTTTTTCTTCAAACTCTTCTACAGCTTTTGTTTTTCCTAGTTCACTACATAATCTTGCAGCCTCGATACACTGCTCCGAGGTAAGATAGTCCAAAGTAGATATTAATAAATCCATTTTACCATCTACGCCGCCAGAAGCTTCTTTCCAGCCAAATCTGTAACCAAAGCTTTGTTCAAATTCTGCATGTAATTTATTTTCTAGCTCAGTTGATTTATCTTCACTTTCGGTAATTAAATAACGAACAACAACCTGAGTATCTCTGCAAAGGCCCTTGTTGGTAATATATCTACCAGCACCATGATTTCCATTTGGAGCTCTAACATCACCAGTTCTATTAATGACATCTTTACTCATACCATTATATCCAATCATTTTATGAACATAATCATCTCCGATGTCGTCTATGTCTTTTGTTAGTGCGATTTGATAACAGCCAGGAATTTCACCATTTGCATTACCATACTCTCTAACAAATTCACCCTTTGCTACACTTTTACGTCCTGGTATTTTACCTATAGGTATCCACTCGGATTGATTTACAATTAAATCTTTCATGCATTACTCCTAACATAATGGTCGATTAATGCATCGCCTTTCAGTGCATTACCGAATGTACGAATTAATTTACCTTTCTGCGTTCTTTCAATTAAACCAGAATTATATGAAGTATCTGTAACATGCCCATTATCAAAATCTGTCATTCTTGATAAATCTGTTTCATACCACATGGAAGTAGTATTATGTATCTGCAAAGCTTTGATACCCTTACTCCATTCTTCAGCTTCTAGTAGAAGTCTTTGCCTTTCTACTCTATCATCATATTGTCCCATACTCACACCTCCTCAAGTTTTGATAAGACTATTTCTCTGACGGTCTTTTCATTATACCATATTCCATGATATATCT